TTTGTTGTCTTAAATTTTTCATAAACGTGTTTCCTTTTTCGATAATAATTTAGTTATGTTGCGGTTTTGTAGGCAGTGATCAGGGTGCAGGTGCGCCCGATCTCGTGGGTCACCACTGTCACTGACTTGTTGATATTAAGGAACAGATTTTCCTGACCGAACCTTGGTCGCTTCTCACCACGCTCGATGGCTTCGGCGATTTGCTGGTATGGCAATTCTCGTTCGCGCATCCGCTCCCAAAAATGTTTGGTTGCTGCGTAAGTGATTTTCATGATTTGAATCCATATAAATGAAACGGTTTCGGCCTGCTGGCCCTCGTCAGAACACCTCGCATCAGGTGTTGACCGTCAGAACCCCGAAACCGCACTGGTGCCTTTTATTGACACGTTACTTCGTGAAGTTAACCCTTTGCATCTCTGAATGATGGAGCCGTCTGCCTGAATCCTCACTTTTGCTGGGGCAATCCCTGTGAGGTATCTGCTCAGGTGTCTGGATCAAAGGAAGCTGTCGCTTCCAACGCCGGAGTCCCGCGTCTTACTTCTAGTCAGCGCGGGCGGTGGACTGCGCTGCGATTCTGCGACTGGGCGAGTGGCTGTCGCGCCGCACCCTGCGGCTGTCGAATCGGAAGCCCGATCCTTCGGGCTTGCTGTGGCGAGAACCTCCGGTTGCCCCGGCTTGCCAACAGAGTTGGCAAATTACCACGTTACGGCTGACAGATCAACAGCAGACGAGAAAATAAATTAGAGAAGACTTTAATATGGCTCTAAGTTACTGATTTAACTACAGATGTCAGATAAAAGAATTATGAGGAATTATCGTGAAATAGGTGAAAATAGACGGAAATAGTCCAAAGACCAGTGAGAAGTGTTATGGAAAATAACAGCTCGCAGCAGCCTGCTGCTGGTGACATGTCAGGGGCAGAGGCGTATGATTCCGGGGATCACACAGAGGATTTACCCAATGAAACCTAGCGATTCAAAGTTAACCCCACGCCAGCTTGCGTTCACCAGATTGCTGGCAGAAGGCAAACTCAGCACTACCCAATGCTATCGAGATGCCTACAGTACTACGGCTAAGCCAACTACGGTGCAAAAGCTCGCGTACAGGGAGAAGAAGAAGGCCCATGTTAGCCGGTATCTTGACTACCTGATCGGCCAAAAAGAGGCTGCACATAGGGCTAAGAGCCTAAACGACAGAGAACTAACTCTCGATTCAGTCCGTCGATGTCTCAAAGGTGAGATCACGTTGAACACTGATCAGATAGCCAGTGCGAACATACTCGCTAAGGCGTCAGGTCTATTTGTTACGCAGATAGCAGACGTTACTCCCCAGTCATCAGTCGAGATCACTGCGATGTTAGAACGTAAGCTATCCGAACTTGAGTTAACTGATGATGAACTGCACTGATCCATACGTTCGGTGTTAGGTAACAGTCACATGTCTCACCATATAACGTCTGGTATAAGGTTTCCCATACAGGTAGCAGTGCAGTCAGTTATCGCCTATCGTCATATAACGCACGTTAGCCATACGATGTCTGTTAGCACGATTCCCCTAACAGATGTCACAGGATCACATAACAGGTGTCATGGGGTCATCCGTCCTGTCTCATAACACTCGATCTATGACAGTACCCCCCCCCGGAGCCAACAATCGGTTCGTTATATATACATACTATTCCGCTCATATAATTCCCAACTTTTCAGTAAACGTAACTTCTCACACCTCTTTCGTGATCTGTCTTACTCCTTTTTTTACAGGGAAGCGCCCGTGCGAATATGCAAAAAAATTTTTTGCAAAAAAAATTGGTTTTTGTAACTTGTAACTCTTGACTTGTCGGTGTCAATAGGTACGATATGCTACAATTATCGTATTTCCGACTTTAGCAAACGAGTATTCACGTTACGATATATAACGAGGTTGGGTAAATGGAATTTTTCTGGGATGAAAAATTCCGTTATTAACAGTCAGTTACTAAACGTACCGTTAGTTAACGTATAGGGAAATATATGGCTTTAACTATCGATTCATCCCTGAAGGCCCGTATTCATGGGCTTCCTGTAGACCGTAAGAAAGAAATCCTTGATATGCTTGACTCACTGGATACCGCCAAACGGCGGGAAAAGTCCCGTGCTGGGTTCTTGGATTTCGTTAAACACATGTGGCCTGCCTTCATTGAGGGGCGCCACCACCAGATTATGGCTGAGGCATTCAAGCGTATCGCTGATGGCGATTTAAAGCGGTTGATTGTCAATATGCCGCCGCGGCACACCAAGAGTGAATTTGCCTCTTACCTGTTACCTGCATGGTTCTTGGGTCAGTATCCTGACAAGAAGGTGATCCAGACCGCCCATACTGCTGAGTTGTCAGTAGGATTCGGGCGCAAGGTGCGTAACCTCGTTGATGACGAGGATTTTAAAAAGGTTTTCCCAGAGCTGGCATTAAGGGCTGACTCCAAGGCGGCTGGGCGCTGGAGTACCAATCAAGGTGGCGAATACTTTGCTATCGGGGTTGGGGGAGCTGTTACTGGTAAAGGTGCAGACCTGCTTATCATTGATGACCCTCATAGTGAGCAGGAAGGTCAAAGTATTGATCCCTCGGTATTTGACAAGACGTATGACTGGTACACCTCCGGCCCTCGCCAGCGTTTACAACCCGGTGGCGCTATTGTGATCGTGATGACACGGTGGCACATGCGCGACCTGACAGGGAAGATAATCAAGGCTTCGACTCAAAGGGAAGGAACTGATGAGTGGGAAGTCATTGAATTCCCTGCAATTATGCCTTCGGGCAATGCCTTGTGGCCTGAGTTCTGGAGCCTGAAGGAGCTGGACTCACTCAAGGCCGAGCTTCCCTCGGCCAAGTGGAACGCGCAATACCAGCAGAATCCCACCTCTGAGGAGGGGGCGCTGGTCAAGAAGGAGTGGTGGAGGACATGGGAGAAGGAATCCCCGCCCCAATGCGAGTTCGTGATCCAGTCATGGGATACCGCTTTTCTCAAGACCCAACGGGCTGACTACTCGGCCTGCACCACATGGGGGGTTTTCTATTCCCCTGACGATGAAGGCATTACCACACCGAACATCATCCTTCTGGATGCTTACAAGGAACGCCTCGAATTTCCTGAACTCAAGAAAGTAGCTTACGAGATGTATCAGGACGTTAAACCCGATGCCTTTGTAGTTGAGGCCAAGGCAGCGGGAACTCCGCTCATCTTTGAGTTACGGGCAATGGGCATTCCGGTCTCCGAATTCACCCCTACACGGGGCAACGACAAGATAGCGCGGGTAAACGCTGTTGCTGACTTGTTCGCATCAGGCGTTGTCTGGTGTCCTGAAACCCGATTTGCCGAGGACGTAATTAACGAATTCGCGGCTTTTCCGGCAGGAGAACATGACGACCTTGTAGATTCATCGACACAGGCATTACTCAGATTCAGACAGGGAGGGTTCCTCAGCCTCGGCAGTGACGAGGCAGATGACGAACCAAAACTGACCAGAAAGGCTGATTACTACTAAGTTTACGGGAGTGTAATAGTGGTGCAATTCCACGGGTTAATCTATCGGAACCCAGCGAGTAGCCGCTCCCACCCACTAACCGGGAGCCGCTATGACTGACGACGAGTATGAGAAGTGGATTGAAGAATTTGATAAAACCATGCTTAGCGCAGGTGAGTTAGAAGCTAAAACCACCGAGCTTGGTGATGGTGTTGCAGCAACGGTTTATCAGCGCAAGGATGCCGACCCAAAGATCACCTTTGGGAAAGGCCCAGCAGATGCAAAGGCGGGTATCTTCGGTGCGTCAGGTTATGAGAAGGTTGATTTTGATTCGTTGCCAGAAGAAGTTCAACAAGAGCTGAATAACCAAAGAGAACAAGACCAGAGGAAACAAGCCAGTTGTGGTGTAGCCCTTGCCGGTAATGATGATATTCTGGGGGCAATCATTGATATGTGCGTTAATGACCTGAAACGTAATAACTTTACCTTCAGGCATGATCACCAATACCACAGTAACTGTTTCCCCTATGTTACGCTGGAGCGCTACGAAGAGACTGTTGCTCCTGTCAAACCAAAGAGAATACACAAGCGAATTGATACATTTGTGGTAACGCTTAGCTCAAATGAAGCCACTGTTGGTTTTGAGTTAAGCGCAGAGGAAGCTATATTTCTAAGCCGAGAGCATAGAAAGAAATATCCTAAACGATTGATAGCCCCGAAAAGCTGGCCTCGTCAGGAGGTTCCACCGATCCTTGATGGTATATACACGAAGGTTCAGGAGGCTATTGCCGGTTTAGAGCATAGTTACCATGCTTCTGCTCAGCGGGAAGGAACCGATGAGTGGGAAGTCATTGAATTCCCTGTGAAGAAGCGAGCCGATAAAGGGCCGCCTCCAACCTCCCACTAAATTTAAAGGTCAAGATTATGCCAAGATATTTTAAAAGCACTGCCAATAAGCCCGGTGGTGGAGTACGCAAGGGCTACCGCCGAGGCGGAAGGAACCTGCGCGATGAAGAGGCCAGAGTTATCGGGGTACAGGACAATGCAGCCGATGAGCTGCGCCGGGTCAGGGCCAGACGGCCACATGATGCGGCTGAACGTCGGGACAGACGCGCCCAGTTATCACGGGTTGGTTCCCGCGAGCGTAATGCCCGTGACGAGATGGCCAGACTGCGCCAAAGACTAGGTCGGCAGATAGGTGGTATCGTTCCAGACATGAGCGGGGTTGAGCGTCAGGTTGCGGCTCTGGGGCCAGAGTTGGAGGCGATGCAACAAATTGACCCTACGCTCGGGAATTCTCGTCTGGATCGAGCGAGGCGTAGTTATGAGTGGTCGCAAACACCAGAGGGAGCAGCGTTCCAGGAATATATGAACCGTATCTATGGAGCGGGAGCTGCTTGGAACACTCAACCGACCCCAGCTAGAAGAGAACCCGGTGGAGACCTTGGTGCAACTCGGGAGGGGCGACGATATCAGTACGGTGGCCGTGTTGGATTTAAAACCGGCGGCAGGATTTCCCGCAAGAAGAAAGGAGCGAAATTCATATGAAGAAACAGGGCTATAACGCCAGACTCGATGAGTCTTTGGGTGAACGCAACCGCAAAAAAAAGACCACTTCCAAGACCAAGCGTACCAGCCGTAAGGCGGCTACGCTGTCTCCTGACATTAACCAGCATAAACGCATGGCGATGGGAGAGGATGTCCTTACCGGCAAGATGATCAAGAAGGCCAAGGGTGGAATGGCAGGCCGTCGCAAGGAAAGTGAAGGCATGGAGAAAGCCAGTGGTCGCCGCAAGTATGCGGCTGTCGGAACGATGGATAAAGGCCACAAACGCCTCAAGAGAAGTAAAGGTGGACGCGCCTCATCCGTTACAGCTATTGACCTGAACAGGGGCGCACCCAAGGTCAAGACTATTACAGCGCGGGGTATGGGCGCGGCAACCAGAGGTGGTCAGTTCAGGGAAGTCATGTAGTGGCAATAGAAAAGGCCATTTATCCTGCGGGCGCAGGCATAGAGGAAGAGATCGAGGT